TTCCCCCATGTGAAGACCGTGGTGGTCACCGAGTACCTCACGACACCGAGCGAGGCTGGCTGATGCAGAAGGCCTTGAGCTACCTCCTGGCCCAAGTGGACTTCCCCACCGCCGAACGAGCCATCAAGCACCTGCTCGAAGATCAGCAGCAGACAGTACAGCGTTTGGTCGATGACCACCAACAGGAGATCGACCGGAAGAATGACGAGATCGAGAAGCTCCGGCAGGAGCGGGACTGGTTCGAAGACCAGTTCAAACAGGCCAGCGAGGCCAACGTCCAAGGACCGGCACCCGCGTACCGAAGCGGCGACTACTGACCCCTTCGAGCTTGCCGAACAACTGGCCCTAGAGGCCGTCCAAAACCCCAAGAAACTTGAGGCCTATAAATCGGCCACTGAAGCAGCCCAGAGGCTTGAAGGCGCTCCCGGCTGGAAAGGAAGACGTAACAAGATGACGCAGGTTGAGAAAATCCTCGAACACATTCGCAAGAACGGCTCGATCACGCAGCGCGAGGCCTACCTCGACTACGCAATCCAGAGCTTCACGCGGCGCATCGCCGACCTGCGTGAGATGGGATACGTGATCCGGAGCGAACCCCGGAAGCACCCGACGACCGGGCAGGATTACACCCGGTACTTCATGGACGCGGAAGCTAACGCGGCCTGATGCGGCTGATATTCGATATTGAGACGGACGGGTTCCTTGAGAGCCTGTCCGTTTTGCATTCCCTCGTCATCAAAGACGCGGAGACGGGTGAAATGTGGTCCTGCTGCGACAACGATCACCCGATGGCCAATACCATCCAAGAGGGCCTTCACCGGCTCATGGATGCCGACCAGATCATCGGTCACAACATCATCAAGTTCGACCTCCCGGCGATCCAGAAGGTCTACCCTTGGTTCACCTATGACGAAGACAAGGTCCTCGACACGCTGACCATGTCGCGCCTGATCTGGACCGCCATCGTCGACACCGACCAAGCCCGGATCAAGAGGGGCACCACCACGCTCACCCCGAAGCTCGCCGGGTCGCACGGCCTCGAAGCTTGGGGTCACCGCCTCGGGCAGTGGAAGGGCGACTACTCGAAGATCATGGAAGCCCGTGGTCTCGACCCGTGGTCCTCGTGGAACCCTGAGATGCAGGAATACTGCGAGCAGGACGTGGAAGTGAACCACGCGCTGCTGAAGCTGATCGAGGAGAAGGATTGCGATCCCCGCTCGGTCAAGCTGGAGCATCAGGTCGCGTTCATCCTCGCCGCCCAGGAGAGGGCCGGTTTCCGGTTCGATGTCCCTGCCGCCGAGAAGCTCCTCGTGGAACTCATGGGGATCAAGGCGGAACTGAACGACAGCCTCGCCTCGATCTTCGAGCCGTGGGAAGTCGACCTCGGGGAGTTCATCCCCAAGCGGCCTAACTCCAAGCTCGGTTACACCGGTCACTACGAGATCGGGGAAGACGGCAAGAAGGTTTTCGTGGGCGATCCCGTCCGCAAGACCAAGACCGTGGTCTTCAACCCCAACTCCCGAGACCATATCGCTGATCGCCTGAAGGCAATCTACGGCTGGAAAGCCAAGGACTTCACGCCCTCCGGCAAACCAAAGGTTGACGAAGATGTCCTCGACGCCCTCCCTTACCCTGAGGCCAAACAACTTGCCCGATACATGCTCATCCAGAAGCGGATCGGACAACTCGCCGAAGGGCGGCAAGCTTGGCTCAAACACGTTACACCTGCTGGCCGCATACACGGGGGCATCATCCCCAACGGAGCAGTCACGGGCCGTGCAACGCATTCTAACCCAAATATCGGCCAAGTGCCGAAAGTTGGAACAGAGTTCGGGGCGCAGTGTCGCGGTCTCTTTACGGCCACACCGGGAAAAACCAAGCTGCTTGGTTGCGACGTATCGGGTCTTGAACTCCGGATGTTGGGTCATTTCATGGCGCGACATGATGGAGGAGCATACGCCGAGATTGTCATCAACGGAGACGTCCACTCAGCTAACGCTGCCGCTCTAAACGGTATGACCGTCGAGGACTTCCTGATCGGAAAGGTCAGTGAAGACCCCGTCGAGAGCATCACCGGGCAGATCGAGGACGCCTACAAGTGGCTCCGGAAGAAGCCCAAAGAGGAGTGGTCACTGGCGAAGGTCAAGGACTACTACAAGTACCTCAGGGAAACCGCTAAGACCTTCATCTACGCCTTCCTATACGGGGCCGGTAACGCCAAGATCGGATCGATCGTCGGCGGCGGTGCCAAGATCGGAGCGATGCTGAAGGAAAAGTTCTTCAAGCAGTTCCCGGCGCTCAAGAAGCTGATCGACGGCGTGACCAAGGCGGCGGAAGCCAACGGGTTCCTCAAGGGTCTCGATGGCCGCAAGCTGCACGTCCGGTCGGCCCACTCGGCTCTGAATACGCTCCTCCAGTCGGCAGGGGCGATTGTCTGTAAGCAGTGGATGGTGGAGTTCCACCGGCTGCTGAAAGAGCGCGGCCTTGACCATTTGGTCACTCAGGTCGCCTGGGTGCACGACGAACTCCAGATGGAGATCGATCTGTCACTCGTCGAAACCTGCCCTGAAACAGGTAAACTCACCTCCGTTATCGGAGACATTTGCATTGAGGCCATCGCGGTGGCCGGTGAGAAGCTCGGTATCCGGGTGCCCCTCACTGGTGAATACGCGATTGGCGACAACTGGATGGAGACCCACTGATGCACAGACACGCCCCATACATCCTTACGGCTATGGCCGTGGCCCTGCTCGCCTTCCTCCTGTCCTCCTGCGGAGACGCCTCTGAGGACAAGCTCTACAAGATGGTAGAAGCCCCTAAGTCCGAGGCCCCCGAGAAAACCCCGGAGGACCCCCGGTCCGGTTTGGGGATGAAGTACAACGGGCGGATCGGCCTTGAGATCGCCCCCGGCCTCGTCATGGGGATGGACGGTAAGATCGGAATGGGGTTCGGCCTATGAGCAACCGCGACCGAACCGAAGACTTCGCCGATTACACCGACGAGCAACTCATGGCCGTACTCGCATCGATCCCGATGCTCCAGCCCATCAAACGAGGCAAGCGTTGAAACCCCGTCAAATCATCTTGGACGGCGACATGCTCGTCCACCGGTCCACTGTGGCCGTGGAGAAGGACACGCGGTTCCTCGAACGCTACCACATTCTGTTCTCCGACTTCCATGAAGCGTGGAACGTCCTCGAAGACATGGTCCACGAGATCACCGAGATCGCCGGGACCGACGAGGTCGTCTACGTGTTCTCGGACACCGGAACCAAGTGGCGTGAGGACTTCGACCCAACCTACAAGGAACTCCGCAAGGACAGCCGGAAGCCTCTGGCCTACTGGGAGGTCCGCAAGGAAATCGAGAAACGCTTCCCGATTGCCATGGCTCTGAAGCTCGAAGCTGACGACCTGATGGGCATCCTCATGACTGACCCGGACTACCAGTTCGAGCCGGTCCTGTGGTCGCTCGACAAGGACCTCAAGCAAATCCCCGGTCTCCATATCCGCGACGACGAAGTCATCCGGATCACGGAAGCCGAGGGCGACCTGTTCCACATGTACCAGACGCTCGCCGGAGACCCGACTGACGGGTACTACGGGTGCGCCGGGGTCGGCGGAACGGTTGCCGAAAGGCTCCTCCGGAACGGCACGGCGTTCGATCCGTACATGCACGAACTGAAGTCTGGCCCCCGGAAGGGGGAGACGGAACAGCGTTGGGCCGAGCGCCCGGCAAAGTCCCTCTGGGACACCGTCAAGACCACCTACGAGAAGTACGGCTCCAATGAGGAAGCCGCGCTGCATCAAGCTCGCCTGGCTCGCATCCTGCGACACGGTGAGTACGACAAGAGTACCTGTGAGGTGACCCTTTGGGAACCACCAACTCCCACCGGCCTATGATCATCGGCCTCCACGGACCCGCTGGGTCTGGAAAGTCCGAGGCAGCAAACCACCTCGTGAACACCCTCGGTTTCGACATCGTCAAGTTCGCCTATCCTCTCAAGGAAATGCTCTCGGCCTACTACCGGGCGCTCGGGTTGAACTGGACGGAAATCGGCCGGAGGATCGAGGGCGACTTGAAGGAAGTCAACGACCCCTATCTCGGCGGCAGGACCCCGAGACACGCCATGCAGACCCTCGGCACCGAATGGGGCCGGGACAGTATGCGTCGTGACTTCTGGATCGAGGCGTGGCGTATCCGCGTCCTCAACCGGGACGTCAATGTTGTCGTAGACGATGTCCGGTTCGATAACGAGGCGCTTGCGATCAGGGCACTCGGTGGTCAGATTATCAAGTTGGAACCAGCGGTTCTTCGCCGGGATGTCTCAGTGCACTCCTCGGAGGCAAGCATCCACCCTGATCTGGTCGACGCAGTGGTCCGAAATGACGGGACACTGGCAGACCTCAGGGCCAGGGTCACGAAGGTGATCAACCCGTCATTTGACGAGACCTTCGGGCCTCTCTGACACCACCAAGAACAGCTTAGAGGGCTTCGGGAAACCGAGGCCCTTTTTGCGTTTTAAAACCCCCTCATACAGAACACACGGATCAATTCCCAATGACCATTCCCTCAGTTCTCCCCAATAGAAACGACGACATCCCATCGGGCCTCTCGGGGATCATCAAACGCCTTGAGACGAAGCACTATCCGATGGCCGGTTTTCGTAACTGCACCAATGAGCGGATGCTTGACCGGTATCAGGGCGCTCAAGACGTCATCGATCTACTCCGCGTCTGGGAGAAGGTGTTGGCGGAAGAAAAATAAACAACGGAGAAGCTCATGTGCTTCGGCGGCGGCGGGGACGGTCCTGCACCACAGTCCCCCGCACAGGTCCTTGATCAGGACGCACCTACAAAGAAGACGGCCAACAGGTCGGACAGCGGCGACCTTTCGATTGGCTCCAAGCGGTATCGCTCGGACGTCTCAGGTCTCGGCTCGACGTCCACGGCGTCAACCAATTCCCCGGTGATCCCATCGGTCTCTAAGTAAACCAGAGAACCTCCATGTCTGACACCGTCAACACAGGAGCGGTGTCGGTGGACAATACCGATGCTGCGACCTATCAGCGGCTCTCCGTGCAGCGCGACGAGTTCCTCGACCGCGCCCGAGAGAACGCTAAGTTCACGATCCCGGCCTTGATGCCTCCTGAAGGCCATGCACCGGGTCAGGCCCTATACCGGCCTCACCAGTCCATCGGAGCCTTCGGGGTCAACACCCTGACGGCCAAGGTGGTCAACACCATCATGCCTCCGAACTCCCCGATCTTCCGCTACCTAGTCACCGACAAGGTGGTGGCCGATCTGGCTGACGACCCGACCGCCCGGTCTGGCGTCGAGAAGAAGTTCAACGAGATCGAACGGGCCGTCCAAGACGAGGTTGAAGGTCTCGGCATTCGCGACACCCTGACCTCGGCAGTTCGCCAACTGATCGTCTCAGGGAACACCCTGCTATACCTCCCGAAATCCGGGGGTCTCAGGGTTTTCCGCCTCGATCAGTTCGTGGTCCAGCGCGATAGCGCCGGGAACATCCTCCGCGTCATCATCCTTGAGAAGGTGGCGAAAGAGACGCTCCCCGAGCATGTCCAGCAGATGATCGAGGTCCCGAATGACGGCCTCCCGTCCGACGAGACCAAAGAGAACGAGAAAGAAGTCGAGCTCTACACCGTCTTCTTCCGGGACAACGACCGCATCCGGACCTACCAGTCCATCAAGGGCATCCAGCTTCCGAAGTCGAAAGGCTCGTGGCTGCTGACCAAGTCGCCGATCATGGCGCTCCGTTGGTCTTCCCAGCCCGGCGAG